CGTCTGAATATTCAGACGGCCTTTGCTAGTCTTTACTATCGATAAATTTGTTAGCTGTTTTTCTGAGCCATTTTTTCATTAGTCCCGGGGCAATGGCCTGCACGGTATCCATCGCATGACCTGTCAAGATGCCGATGAATGCGCCCGCAATGGCGCAAGTCCATACTTGGTTTAGCATTAAAAACCGTTCCGCCACTGCCGCCGCCGCAACCGCCGAAATCAAAGCTTCAAACAGGCTTGATACTGGTGCATCATGGTCTTTCATGCTTGACCACACGCTACCAATGACGCCGCCCCCTATCGCGAACAGATAGCCGATTTGAAAAAAATCGTGCATTATTCCCCCTTTTGTTTCCGTTTGAATTTATCCTCCGAAAACAAGAATTTAAGTGAGTTATTTCCAGCAAGTAAGCAAAGGAATGCCAAGACGGGCGGAATAACCATGCCTGTATGCGCCGGCGGATAGGCCGCCCAAAACGCATACGCCGTTAAATACCAGATAAATGCCGATACCAGAAGCATATAACCCGACAGCACTTCCCCCTTGAATGTCTGCCAGTACATTGCCATCAGTTGCAGCACTCCGACACCGCCAAATACCAATATCAACGTAAACTCTGAAATATCCTTGAATTTATAATATATTGGCCAACTATAGATGTCGTTCGGCGAAAATGCGAAGACCAACGCATAACCAATCATCGAACAACCACTGACAAATTCAACCGCACGCGTGCCCGTACCAAACAACCACTGCTGAAACCGTACAGGAAGAAAACGCCATTCAAGAATATATTTAACCCATTTGAGTGAGTTACTCATTTTTTGCCTCCAAGAAAAAAGGCCATCTGAAAGATGGCCTGTTACGCAAGTTTGCCGGTAACAGCATAATGAATGGTTTGAATCCCGGCGCTGAAATAGTTTGAGCGACAAGTGAAGCCGTTTTTATTCTCCTTTAAAAATTATGGCAATCTAGTCGGCCAAGGGTCATTAGTCAGGTACATGATAGGACTTACCCGAATATCGCCAATATCTCGGTCAGTAGGGACAGGGTCAGTAAACTGGAAACGCAGCATATTACTATCCCCAGGACTACCCAAATACCATGTTCCGTATGGAATGCCTTTGTCATTGTAGATACCGCCAATTAAGCTGGATTCTGACCTAAACCCTTGCGGTATTTGGTTAAAAGTTAAAATAAAAACGTTCCGCTCCCTGTCCGATGGCTGGACAACGTACCCCGGACCGCCTCGCCTTACGATACCAAACCAGCCCCATTGTAAACCGCCGAATTGATACATTACGGTGTCATTTTTGCGTCGTATTTTCAGATAAGAATTGCCCAATTTTGAAACAATGTTCAGCGTTCGCCAGCCGGTATCGCCAGTCAAAACCTCCCATCCTTGGTTATTGTTTCCGGTTCGTTTTATCCACTTCAAAGCGCCATTTGTAGCAACCGTATCAACATAGGTCGCCCCGACTGGTGCGGCAACATTTCCGTTAGGCATACCAGTGCCGTGGATTTCGTAATCATTGGCTTGCCCGGTTGGCGTATTTGCTTCTTGACTTGGTAGCGTTACGCTTCCCCCGCCGTCCGACAGAGTAAGTGTATTTCCGGATAAGGTCAGTTTTTGCGAGATACCCACACCATCGCGGCCATCTGCTCCTTTTGGACCAGTTAACCCAATAGGCCCTTGAGGCCCAACAGGTCCGATTGGGCCTTGTTCCCCTCGCTCGCCTCGCAAACCTTGTGGACCAATAGGCCCTTGAAGCCCGGCCGCCCCTTTAGGTCCAGTATCGCCTTTAGGTCCAGTAGGCCCAATAGGGCCTTGTAAACCTTGCTGGCCCGTTTCCCCACGTTGCCCTTGTGGTCCTATCGGGCCACGCTCGCCAGTATCGCCCTTATCTCCTTTCGCGCCGGGCAAGCCGTCCATTCCTCTTTCGCCTTGAATCCCTCGTTCGCCAGTGTCGCCTTTGAACGAAGCGAGAAATTCTTCAAAAGTGCCAGAGTAGCCAAGTTCTTTTTTCGCTCGCTCGTACAAATCCTGCCCTGCACCTTGAGCAATGGCGGTTTCCTTAACGTCAATCTCGACCGCCGGCGTTTTGTCTGACAGGGTAAACATATATATAGTCATCGCGTTACAACCTCCAGCAAACAGATTTCGCCACGTATCAACGTGTGGCGCGTTGATACATTCAAAATGTCATACTTTGCGCGGCGCCACTTTGCGTCTCGGGAAAAATCAGGCGGGAAATCCAGCGTTAGGACGTTGCCGACTACCTGAATATTTCCTGTAGTATCAAATGCCAAACCAACGCTAGGAGCAACCATCATCTTCAGTTCCGCGGCAGATAAATCGAAAGGTTGCCCATCCACCGTTACCGTTACTTCAAAACGCCGGGCGTTTCCGACTGGCATTTCAATGTTTACTGTTGGAATATCCGCCCTGATATGAATTAAATCAGCCATAAAAACTCCACTGAATCGACCGATAGCTTTAAGTACACCATACAACTGCATGGTGTACTTAAACTAATCAGCACAAATCAAAACAACATCGACAGGAAGGTTGCCCAACTCATTCCAAACCTGCACATCACCACCAATGACAACCATACACCCGCGATAATCAGGGACAATTTCCCAACCTTCCCCAACCCACTTCGCTGCCTGATGTTGTTCAAGCACAGGAACTTCAGCTTCAATACTTTGGCGACAGTCATCAAAATACTGTTCTTCGATAAACAATCCATCCGAATCAATTACACAACGTGTCATTTCTTTAACTCCTGCATTTGTTTTTTCATGCTCTCCAGTTCATCAGCCATTTCTTGCAACGCCTTAACCAATACTGGAACAAACATCTCATACTCAATTGTGTAGGTATCCTGTCTAAAGTTAATCATTGGCAATTTGCCATATTCTTCTTCAAGCGCTACAACATCTTGAGCAATAAACCAATGCTGACGGAGACTTTCTTTATGACGTCCATCCTTTGACGGATTTGCCCACCACTCACGAAGTTTTTCCGAACGCTCATGAGGCGGAAGGTTTGTGAACAACTCGTCAGTATAAGCATCTCGACGATCCCAAACCCCTGTAACAGGCTTGAGTTTACGAACAAAATCCAAACCAAAATCCAATGGCTCAATATCAGCCTTATCACGGGCATCTGACCGAATATTCACGGCTGAGGGTGCATAAAGCGTCTGGCCATACATCCCAAGCTGAATTTCATTACTTCCACCCAAACGCGCACCATAACCAATGGCAATGGAATTGGTAATTTTTCCGCTTAATACATCACCTTGTACGTTTCGGTACCCACATGAATCACCAATAAATACACTTTGCTCACTGCTAATTGTGGGCGCACACCAATACCCAACAGCGACGCTAGATACATGTGCTCCACTCCGCAGCGCTGAAGCACCAACTGCCACCGTCTTCTGCGGGTTATCACTGGACAGCATTGCATCCGCACCAATTACTGTTGTATATGCGCCGCTTACCGCATTCTTAAGTGCATTGGTACCGATTACTGTCAATTCTTCGTTTTTCGCGGCCGCCGATGATGTCGAATAAACATATTTAAGTTCTGCGTTACCCGATGCGTTAAGCTCTTTCGGGCTGCGGATGGTGAGACTGTTGCCTGCCGCTGCTGTTACTTCTACTGGTACAACATCACCCTGCACGGTGGCCGCATCGCCTGAAGTCAGACGGATGCCTACCCAGTAACCGACTTGAGCGCCTCGAATATTGCCAAAGTTCAACGTAATATTATGGCCGCTTTGAATATAACTACCCGTCTCCGTTCCGCTCCACAGCACATCACCACCGTTCGGCGCAAGATTACGTTCCAAGTTTTCAAGGGCATTTGCCCCCAACGCAGTTACTTTTCCGGCGACCTTTGTATTTTTTGCCGCGCCACCACCAATTGCCGTTTGCGCATCGCGCCCTTGATACATCTGCAATACGGATTCGCCGACAGCCACGGTACGAGATGTTGGCGACGGCCAAAAAACTTCAATATCGCCGCTCAGCCCAATTGGTCCAACACCGGCCAACGCCGCCGAACCTAAAGCAATATTAGAAAAGCCAGTACCCAAACCCTGGCCAGAGTTACGTCCTATCGCAATATTTGAATAACCGCTCGTAATACCGCGCCCTGCATTACCACCGATACCGATGTTTCGAGTTCCGGACATTTTGGACTGGTCATACCACTCCGTATCGGCCTGAACATTAATCAAACTATCCGCCCCGATTGAAATATTATCGCGGCTAATACGTGAAAATCCCTGCGAACGATCGCCAATAGCAATAGCAGAAACACAGCGCTCCACCTGTCCCATTGCCTTTTCACCGATAACCACCAATCCAGCACCTGTCCACTCATTTGACTTAAGATTAGATGCCGCACCACTACCGGAAATAAAACGGCCAAGGCCGCTACGAATGATTTGATACTGAACATCAACCGCTTTGCCATTGATAACAAATTGACCGTTTGCGTACTTATTATTTTTCGGATATTGATTGCCAGTATCGATAGATAATCCTAAGCAATCTACTACTACACCAATCGCCGCATTTTCCACAGCATTCAAAATTGAGGTAGCATTATTTTTTGACTTATCATAGCCAAAATCATAAAGGCTTAACGCTTTAAATACCCGTTTCCAGCGCATACCAGACGTATCAACAATAACCGTGCCGCCATTATCAGCAGTGGTTTTATCTTGAGCATCTGCCACAAATACACCGCCACCCGTAGTTCCACCGGTGTAATAAGCATTTAACAATACCGCAGGATACTCACCTTTCAACTGGCGCAAAGCGTCTACACTTTCGATTTTCCCTGAGCCACCAGCCAAAGAACTAATTGCCTTAAAAAGCTGCTGATTATCTTCGGGATTAAGATTAATACCCGCATTTTCGATGGCATTTGCAATTTCTTCCTGCAACGCATTTACAAATTCCGCATTAAACTGGGTGGGACGAACACCGGCTTGCGGGTTGCCGTTGCGCCATCCGTGCTTACCTTTGCCGAATAAATCCTGTGCGGCGGTACTGGTATCAATACGTCTCATTCTTATGCTCCAAAAGCTAAGGCCGTCTGAATTTCAGACGGCCTTTATTGATTAAAAGTAAATTATTCGTAGTGAAAACTAACATGGGTATGGCTTGGCTTAATGCGGTTTAAAACACACTCAAGCGCATTAATGCCGTAATTACTTAAAAAACTGGTACAGTCATCCGCACAGGTCATCTGCTCAATGGCAGTATCCGCAGGGATATTGACTATCCAGCAAAAAATACTGCTCTCATCCCACAAATAATCTGCACAATTATCGTTGCAGGTCATCGGCTCCGGCTCGTCAATCGTCGCGCCGGAATAGCCCATATTTTCGATTACGCTTAAGTAATACGGTATTGACTGACCGCCGGTTGATGTGAGTTTTGCCACCAATGCCCGTTGCCGCTCCGGAATACTGTCCAAAGTCCCAGTGCAAATATCAGGCAAGCCTGCAACCGCCTCCCACTCGTTCAGCATTTCATAAGCGTTTCGTGGATGGGATTCCCCAACCATATCTGACACACGCGCATCAATGCGGGCTAACTCCTGCGCCAACGCATCGACAAACTCCCAAAGCCGCGTTCCTGGCTCAAACTGCCATGCCGCTCCGGTCGGCAACAATGCAATCAGCTGCTGCCGGTATTGATCGGCTGTATATGGATTCAGCTTGGCCATACCACCCCTCCAAACGTCAGGATTTCATTTGGTGCACAGGTCACATCTTTAGCAGGTTCTGACATAACGTGCATAAATTCGTTTGGCGCCAAACTGATTGCCTCAGAAATGCGTGACAAATACAGCGTACCACCCATAGACGATTCACGCAGATGGAATGACTTTAACGCTGCTTCCACCCCTGCCCTGTTCTCAGCAGTATCAGGCGCAAGATTGATGCGGTATTGCACCTTCTTTTCCACAGGCGCGATCACCGTTACCCGCGCCGTCACCGGACGCACTTCTTCGATATGTTCCTGCACCCGCGCGATTTCGCGTTCATCTGGGATAATACTTTCATCGTTATCACGCACAACCGCAACCGAAACCGTACCCAAGCCGTTATGCAGCGGCAACACCCAGGCGCGGGTAATACCAGGCACCTCCAGCGCCCAAGTTTCGTAATCATAATCCGCACCACCTTGCGCCGACCCTTGGATACGGCGGATTAGTCGACTACGCAAATCGGCGTCGCTCTCAACATCACTACCGCCGGAAATACCGGATAACCCAACAGGCGCGGATGACTGTATGCCCAAAACAGGCGATACCATTGTGAACACCGTACCGGCTTTTGTATTGCCGATTTCTCCAGCCGTTTCAGCTGCCACTGTTACTGCACCGCTTGATGCAGACAACGTTAAATCGGCTGTTGTAACAAAACGGATACCGTCACCACGGGCAAACAATGTACCCGCCGGCAATACCGCGCCGGGCGCACCCGTTACCGTGATTTCACCTTCGGCAAAAGCTGCCGGTTTACGCGGCACTTTCAACCAAATCCGGGCGTGCTCTTCAAGCTGTTCCCCTGTGGCCGTGGACGGCAGCATTTGTTTAATACCCCAATCCAAATGCGCATGCAGCAGATGGGACGCACCGCCCAAAGCGGCCGCAAACACCCCTGCAACACTGCCTGCCTGCGGATATTCGTTCTCGCTGGTACGGCTGGTTATATCGGTTTCGACGCGCTCAATAATCTCTTTCAGGTTTGGTCGACTAAACGGCATTTTGTGCGCTCCATAAATAACTGTATCGGTAGATTTGACCTTCCGGGCTGGTTATCGCCACCGCCAAATTCAGACGGCCAACACCTGCCCATGAGCCGCTCACCTCTACTGATTCGGCTATATTTTTATCAATCAGCCACTGCAAAGCTTCACGGGTATATTCTTCAGCCCGCGCAAGCGTTTCAGGTAATTGCTTTTCACGGCTCAATAACCATAATCGGCTGCCAATAATTTGTGGGCGGTAGGTATCGCCCCACCACCCACGCTTATCCCCTGCGCCATCCGGCAATACATCATCAGATCTGGCACGGGCATCGGTACCCAAAGACATCCAAACTGCCGAACGCAACCAGTCGGTATCATTCAACAGCAAATCACTGCCACCGATTTCAGACGGAATTAATCCAAGCATGGTTTGTTTCTCACATGGTTTGCGTAGGCGAATTGGTTTCGGACTGCTCGTCATTTTCGTGGTGAGTATGGCCGTTATAAGTGCTGCGCATACCAGACATAGAGTACCCGCCGCCCATATCTTTTACCTCTTTGGCAAATACCGCCGATTCCGTGCCGATAACATTACCGTTCAACTCAATCAGCGGGGCATTAATCACTGCTTCGCTTTCCGCGTTCACTACAAATTGCGGCGTATTTATTTCGCAGCGGTCATGGTAAAGCACGATCTTATGCCCGCTGCTGTTATACTGCGCCGATTCGCCTTCTTTCAAACCGCTCACCCGAATACCGCGATTTTCAGCACAGATTAAAACCGGATGATCATGATTTCCCGCCACAAACAGCACAATACCCTCTGCTCCTACCACTGGTACGCCGGTAAAGCCAAATTGCTGTAAGCGCTCTACATCGTCATGCATATCGCCGCTAAATGCTTCAATTTGCACTGACTGGGTTTTATGGCCGTCTGAAACCGCCGCAATGATGCAGCGCCCTATCATGGCCTTAAGCTTCTCAATCATTTTTTCCAATTCCCCACGGTATAACTGCCATCGGCATTTTTCTGCAACTCCATCGCTCCACCGCCATCCCAGCCACCGGCCGCACTGTTTTTTCCTGTTCCACGCTTGGCCGCCTTACCACCTTTCGGCTTGGTTTTGGTTTTACTTTCAGCCTTTGCCTTACCCGATGCTTTTGCTTTGACTGCCTTTTCCGATTTGCCTTCCGCCTTTTTCACGTCCTCCGGGTCCGGCAGGTAGGCATCAGGTCGCTTCAATTCCATCTTAGTAATCTCGCCGCTGTCATCGTAGCTGTATTCAACGGCCGAAATTAGTAAATCGCCTGTAACGCCCAAAATCGCAGCCTCAACCGCCACAAGCAGGTTAATATCCCAAACTTGGCCATTTTGCTGCGTCCAACCAGCCACCGTACAAGACAATGTAGTGCTGCGTGCTTCACGCACCTGCTTTTCCCACTCTGCCTGACGTCTTGCCACGGCAGCGGTAGCCTGCCCGTCTGCCTGCTTCACAAAAGGGCGGTAACGGGTGATACCTGTATCGGCTACCTGCTCTTTAACATGAGCCACCGCCTTGCCGTTATCAGTATCATTGCCGGCACGCTGGCCGGATACGGTGTAGCTGGAAAAGCGGTCGGAAAAATCGAAATCTGCTGTAGCGGACTTAATATTTCCACCATAAACCAGCGGCGTGCCGGCGCGTTCG